TAAAACATTGAATATAGCTTTGGCAGGAACAGGTGTTGGTAAATCCTTATTTATGTGTCATTGTGCAGCATCAGTTTTAGAACAAGGTAAGAATGTTCTATATATCACTATGGAAATGGCAGAAGAAAGAATAGCAGAACGTATTGATGCTAATCTTATGGACCTACCAATTCAACAGTTAGAGAATCTACCTAAGAACGTATTCGATACTAAAATCCAAAAGATAGCACAAGCATCTATTGGTAAACTAATTATTAAAGAATACCCTACAGGTTCTGCACATACAGGACATTTTAGGGCATTACTTAATGAACTGAAACTCAAAAAGAACTTTAGTCCGGATATGATTTACATAGATTATTTAAATATTTGTGCGTCAAGCCGTATGAAAGGTATGGGCGGAAGTATAAATAGTTACACCTACATTAAAGCCATCGCAGAAGAAATGCGTGGTCTTGCTGTAGAGTTTAATGTACCGATAGTTTCGGCGACACAGACCACTAGGTCAGGATTCAGTAATACTGATGTCGGACTAGAGGATACATCGGAATCATTTGGATTACCTGCAACGGCTGATCTTATGTTTGCTCTTATATCTACAGAGGAACTAGAAGAATTAGGTCAATTAATGGTTAAACAATTGAAAAACCGATATAACGATCCGACCAGTTACAAAAGATTTGTGATTGGTGTTGATCGGTCCCGCATGAAATTATATGATGTAGAGGAATCTGCCCAAACCGACCTTATAGGTGACGGCAGTTCTATCCCCGATAAACCAATTGCAACGTGGGGAGATAGAGAAAATAAAGACACGTTTGCAGATTTCAACATATAGGAGAAATATATGAATATGTTACTTAACGCAAAAGACTGGGCAATGGACCGACTAGGAGAAAGAACATCTATTGATGGACTTGGACTAATCGCGGTTTGTGGTTCTGTTATTTTATTTGGTGGCCTTGCAAAACTACTCGCATGGGTAGGACTAGCCTGGGGCATTTACACATTGGTGAAAAAAGAAGGCTAAATAATTAATGTTTAAGGTGAAACTTATATCATATAGTCAACCGCCTGCAGATAGTGAACTTTCAGAAGACCTACTGCAGATGGTTGCATATTGCGCCAGAGTCTCTAATCCTGGTAATCAAAGCAATGAAAAAACAGCTGAGAAGCTTGTAAAATATCTAATCAAACATAAGCACTGGTCACCTTTAGAAATGGTCAGTGCTTGCCTAGAAATAGAAACCACCAGGGATATCGGTAGACAGATTCTACGCCACAGGTCTTTTTCTTTCCAAGAATTTTCACAAAGGTATGCAGATCCTACACAGGATATGGAATTTATTACCCGTGAGGCTCGCTTACAGGATACAAAGAATAGACAGAATAGTATAGAAATCCCTCTGGAAGATTCTATTAATTATGTATGGGAGTCCTATCAAGAAGTTGTTATCGAAAGATGTAAGCAAGCATATGAATGGGCAGTTGATGCCGGAATTGCAAAAGAACAAGCAAGAGCCGTATTGCCTGAAGGACTTACAATGTCCCGTATGTATGTTAATGGTACTCTTCGTTCGTGGATTCATTATATTCAACTTCGCGCCGAGAATGGCACTCAGAAGGAGCACATAGAAATTGCAAAAGCAGTGGGTGATGTTATATATCAAATATTCCCACTAGATGACGTAATTTAAATACAGTTTAAGCGCCCGTAGCTCAATAGGATAGAGCAACGGCCTTCTAAGCCGTAGGTTAGAGGTTCGATTCCTCTCGGGTGCGCCAATTTACTACAAGAGGAAAAGTAAAAATGAGATACATTGACTATAACTTTGAAATCAATTCTGAAGGGTTAAAATTGTCAGATAAAGGGCCGCCAGATAAATGGGAACAAGTTGATATTGGGAGGACGGCATTGGAAGTGGGAGATACATTTGTATTGGAACTAGATGAAGATAACTGTATGTTCTTTAAACGACAACCACCTTATCAAAAGGAGTTAAATCTTTATGGAGATTAGTGCGACAATACCAGTTCAGTATAACAAGCCAAACATAGAGTATCAACAGACTACAATAAAAACAGTAATTCGTATAAATGATACTCAGCAGCAGGAAATTTTATATACATATAATAAGAATGGACAATTAATTAATTCAGTTGTCCATAAACACGAGATTAGTATAGCATAAGAGGCAAGGGCCATGGCATACTCCGCTAAAGTGTTAGATCATTATGAAAATCCACGCAATGTTGGTACTATGGATGAGACTGATCCTAATGTTGGAACAGGTATGGTCGGCGCACCCGCTTGTGGTGATGTAATGAGATTGCAGATAAGGGTAGACGATGCAGGTATTATACGGGACGCAAAATTTAAAACTTACGGTTGCGGCAGCGCTATTGCTTCCAGTTCTTTACTTACTGAGTGGGTCAAAGGTAGAACCCTCGATGAAGCCTATACTATACGGAACACAGAGATTGCCGAAGAACTGGCACTACCCCCTGTTAAAATACACTGTTCTGTATTGGCCGAAGATGCAATTAAATCCGCGGTGGATTCACTAATAAAAAAAGGATGGTATGATTAAACTAACAGATTCAGCAATACACCAAGTTGCAAAACATATATCAAAGAGAAGTGGCACTTTGGGTGTGCGATTAGGGGTGAAGAATTCCGGTTGTAGTGGTTTCTCTTATGTATTGGAATTTGTTGACAAGCCAACAGCAGATGATACTATAGTCCAAGCAGGTGATGTAACCATAGTACTAGATTCTAAGAGTGCTATAGTATTAGACGGCACAGAGCTAGACTATATTCGACAAGGGTTGAATGAGGGGTTTGAGTTTAAGAACCCCAACGTCAAAGCAGAATGTGGTTGTGGAGAGAGTTTCACAGTATAAAGCTCAGTTATATTCAATATAATGAAAATAAATGAAAATAAATGAAAAAAAGTGTTGACAAAGGGTATGAGCCATAGTATAATATACCTATATTAAATGATAAGGAGAATTAATATGAAAAACACATTTTTTGAACAGAACATTACAGAGGTTAATAAGTACCTAAGTAAGATTAAAGCTGACTATCACAGGTGGCAAGATAGATGCCGTGACGGTTCAACGGAGATTAAAGACAGAATGTTTGATGAATTCTGTGAAGGGTTGACTTATAAAGCAGGTAGAAACTACCTTAAAGTAATTTCTGGCCATTCTTGTCATTCATTCATCGTTATTAAACCTACTAAAGGTTTTAAAGAAGGGGATATTTTAATGGCAGCATCATGGGCTGCACCGGCAACTAATTTTGCAAGAGGTAACATTTTTGAAGATTATACCGTAAGATGGACTGGAGCGCTGTAATGTTTGGTAATAAAGATACACTCATCAAAGATATTGTAGAATTAACTTTATCAGAAGATTATGTCAGAGCGCTTGTTGGTGCTCCCACAAATGAAGAAGAAGAACTCTGTATTTGCGGTGAAGAATTAGAATCCTGTCCAGAGTCCTACGTCCACATGACGTCAGGAGTCTAGCGGCAGTCGTCACCTACCGGACGAATTAAAGCGGTAGGGGGTAGTGTCCGAACACTCACACGGAAATGAAGAAGTCCGTGATATAGGGAGACGAGTCCGGGGTCAGGTTGGTAACCTGTACCTCCCCAAATAACCGACATGATGAACGGCCCCGGACTCAACTTATTTTATGGAGTTATTATGAATAATTATCTAGGTTCTCTGCGTTATGATCCATCTGGCAGAAAAAGAAAGAACGTGCCCGGTCTTAAAAAGAAACGTAAACTCAAACAACAATTCACTGAATTCAAGCCAGAAAAAAGCTTTGCGCAGATTAAAATGGAAGAATTTAATTTAAAATATCCATCTTATACAGGTGGTAGTAAGTATGAACCCGCTGAAGACCAGTCATGGAAAACAGAGGCTTCAAAAAACTTTACTGTTGCTCCTGCATACAATAAAGGTGCATATCAAGTTATACCATCTACTGATGTAAAACATATAGGAAAATAAAATGGGATATAAAGTACTCGCGATTGATAAAGAAACAGAAAAAATGGTAGCAGAATATATCTTTGCTACTCTTAGAGAAGCAATGAAATTTCACGCAGGTATGGTAGCTAAAGGCTATCTTTCTGTGCTTGAAAGAGTAAAAATTTAATGGAATTAATAATTATATTTGCTGTATGTATACTTGGTGTGGGTTATACATCATATAAAATAGGCATTAAAGAAGGTGCCGAAAAGATGTTAGATAGATTAGAAGAAATTAATATCATCAATATTGATAATGAGGGCCGTATATCACCTAAACTCAAGTAAAGTGCGTTACGGATCTTTATAAATAGATATATAATTTCAATTAATTGGGGATACTATGAAAAGGTTTAGTCAACACTACAGGCAAGAAATACGCGAAGATTTACAAAATCTAAATTTTTCTGGTAATGAAAAGAAATTTGCATTAGAACTTCTTTCAGATATTGACGACCAAATTGGTTCTATAGATTCTACTATAGAATATGATACCCGACCTAAGAAACAAACTGGCAAAAGACTTGCCATCTCCCAACTTATTGATGATAAAGACAGAGAAAAATTTACTGCTCTTGCTAATAAAATCATTGATGACCATCCTGCATTAAATAGAGGCGCGGTACCTGGTTCTCGTAAAGAGAAGGACTATGCAATTGTATTTAAAGATTTAGATAAAACAATCTATGTTAATGTAAGACCAACAGGTAAAAGGAGTTCTGCAGGTGATGATCCGAATGAACTTATGACTGCAGCTTTGTGTCTTAAATCCAAAATTGATATACCTACTAATTCAGATGAACTAGATGCATTGATTGAAGATGTAAAGAACGGCCTTGGTAATGTAAAAGGATATAAAACGGGCCAAGTTGATGCACTAACTGGTGATTATCCAAATATGGCCCAAGCAGTATCTGCTGCTGTAACAATTCACGAGGCTGGATATGGTAATGCAGATAAAGTATACCTCACCGGCCAAGCATGGGATGATGATGTAAAACAATTCCAAAGAACTAAGTATGGTATGGCAGACTTTAATTCTTCTGACTTTATTGTAAAGAAGGGTAAGAAGTACTTAGGTGTTTCACTAAAGAAAAAGCCATTACCAACTACTGGTGATCCAACTCTCATTAATAAAGCATTCTCTAGTCTTCTATCTGGTTCTCCAGAACTTAAAAAAGTCAGAGAAAATATTGAAAAAGATGCTGGAGAATTTTACGTTCATGTAATTAAACTGGCCGCTAGACTTAAAAAGTTATCACCTGATATGATGGCAGATTTAAAGAAAGATAAACCTACGAGCTCAAACTGGAAACAATATATTCAAAGAATACCTAATGACTTAATTAATAGTATGTTGAAAAGAAAGAGAACTCTATTTGCAATCATGGGCGAAACTATTCTTAAAAATGGAGACCTCATTTCTAATCAACTAGTACAGTTAATATTTAAGGCAGATCTTAAAGATTTACAGAAAGTAGATTTTGATTTTACTTTGGTTACAGGGATTGGTGATTATGGACCTAAGAAAGGAGTAGTTGTTTCTAAAGGAGAATACAAAGATATTAATACTGTAACATCTCAATTAGATGATTTATTCTCTAGTGGTAAACCTAATATAGTATTCACTCCCGGCGTTAAACAAGCATTTCAGGTAGGTGCGACAGCGGCAAACTTAAAATTTGATTTAATGATTGGTAAGGTAACTGTATGTAATATTATATTACGATATAAGGGAGACTTCAGAAGTGCTCCTAATTTTAATGCTGTAATGACAAAAGAATTTAAAGATTTATACAAGGGGTAATAGATGAAGTCATTAACTGGATATTTATCAGAGGCCGCCGGCAAAAATACACACATGACACACATTGAAGATTTGATTCTTGATGGTGGTGTTAAGGGGGCACGTCAAGCAATCCTAGCGCTTAGAAGTCTTAGGGATATGCTAAGTGGTAATTCTAAAAA